TTGGCGTTGTGGTTAAGTGCTGGCGGTGGAAACTGATGGCCGCACTCTGGGCATTGCAGGCAGGCTGCGTGGCACATCGTCTGGCACTTCTCGCACGTCTTAATAGGAGCCTCGCCTTCCTCTGTTTTTAAACTTTTGTCCTTCGGCTTCACCTTATCAATAAACCCGTGACGCTCAACATTAGCGCCGAAGTCTAATATTAGGCAGTCTTCTTTGCCATCAGCAATTCGCGTCCCACGGCCCACCATCTGAACATATAATCCAGTAGACGCTGTAGCTCTAATTAATGCCACAAGATCTACTTTTGGGTGATCGAACCCTGTGGTCAATACGTTAACATTAATCAGGCAGCGCAGATCACCACTCTTGAAATCGGCAATCGTCTTCTCTCTAACTGCGCTGCTGTCAGATCCAGTAACCACACCCACGTCAATGTCGTGTGTCTCAAACTCAGCCTTCAGCATGTATGCGTGATTTACCCCAGAACTAAACACCAGCCAGCTTTTGCGATCCGCGCTCAACTCGACAATCTCTTCAACCGTCTTCCGCACCAGTTCTGGGTCAGATGCTGCCGTGGCAAGATCGCTCTCAATAAACTCACCGCCACGCTTTTTGACGTTGGTAAGGTCGATCTGATTAATGCCGCCCTTGCTGATTACTGGTGATAGGTAGCCCTGCTCCATAAGCATTTCCACTGGGATGTCATGGGCAATCCCGTCAAAGATAGCGCCATCTCCCTTGTGCAAGTATCCGCTGTCTAAACGATATGGCGTGGCCGTAAGACCCACCACTTTCACATCTGGGTTGCAGGTTTTCAAATCTGCAATAAACCGATTGTATCTAGTCTCAGTATTTTTGGGTAGGAGGTGCGCCTCATCAATCAGTACCAAGTCTGGCGCGGGAACTATATCAAACGCCCTCTCCCAGATGCTCTGGATGCCTGCAAATGTAATTGGTCGGTCTAACACCTTTTGCTTCAGACCTGCGCTGTACATCCCAAAATCAGCATCTGGGTACAACTTCAGCAAGCCATCTGCGCCCTGCTTCAACAGCTCCTTAACGTGCGTAACAACCAGCACCCGTGTGCCGGGGAAACTCATCGCGTCTTTAATTATCTGCGCGATGATCGCCGTCTTGCCAGATCCTGTGGGCGCAACAATCAGTGGGTTATCACCAGCCTTGCCAGCCCAGTAATTGTACAGGCCATCAACAGCTTCTTTTTGGTAGTCTCTTAATTCAAACGTCATGGGACAGAACTCTTTTTTCTACTTTTAGCCTTGCAGCCACCGCCTCGTTCATCGTGGCAAAAGTTCCAAGATTGGTCTTCCTGCCATTAATATTAGCAGAGGCTCTCCATTTATTTCGGTCTTTCAAAAAACTCACGCCCTTAACACCCGATGTGTTTGATTTGCTCAACCTAGTATTCATAGCCTGTTCACTAGCCGTAACCTCACGCAAATTTACAATCCTGTTATCACAGCCGTCATGGTTAATATGATCCACAGAATTAGGCCAGACAGGGTAATGACCGTGATACAAAAAAAATCCAACGCGGTGTGCAAGCAACTTCTTTTGAATGCCGCGATAGGAAGAACTACCCGTTAAGTAATCACACGTCGATCTAACTGTCCTAACACGCCTGCTGAAAGCTGCCCTGCCACTGCGCTCAATATTGTATTTAGACGCAGAACCCGCCGCACTCACAAAAGAACTACCCTCACCTGTATCATAAAAATCTTCTGGCAATCTATCGCAGGCATAAATAAAACCGCTCTCAGAATCATATCGATACAACCTACGCATTAACTCCAAATCTTCCCACCAATTATGTTCCATTAACAATTCCCTCCAAAAAATCATTGGCATCTTCAATGGCCGTTATGTTGTTTTGATGCTCCTCTGCCTCCAAGGAACTCTTTACCAAATGTTCAATAATTATCTCAGCAACATTTGATTGTATGGACAGCCAGTGGTGTGCCTTCTGTCTATGAATCAACAGATTTATTATAATAATTGACATATCTTTTGTGGTCACTTTGTCAGGGCATACGTCCAACATAATCGAAATAATCTCTTCTAGATCTTTATGGTCCATCACTGCATCCTTTCATCAAAAATAGCTTGGCTGTTGTTCTCGTTGCGAATAACCTCGCCAGTGTCCTGATCTTCATATTCCACAAACGTATCACCAGCATCCGTAACTACAAAATCTTTCGGCATGATCTGTGGGATGTATAAATGTTCCTCACACGTCTGGACTGGCTTGCCCTTCGCGCAGCTCCACGTTCCATCCTGCTCTGGAGTTACATGGCTACAAGTTCGGCACGAAACCTCTGGTATCTTGCAGCCGTGGCACACAGCCCAATAAGAACAGAACTTGCACTGCCAGTTGCTTGGATCTTCGTGCAGCTTGGATGGTGGCGTGGCGGCAAACACAATGTTCTTGGCTTTGCTGATAAGCAATCCACCCACAGCCTTGTCGCGCTTTATGACTTCGCCATACATTTCATCGTTATTTTTATTTACTGCAAAGAAATAGCATCTGTCGATGTCGCCCAGATGCATACCGATTTGGCATTGCGCCCAATAGATTGGCTTGGATTTCTTGCAACCTAAATTCTTGAGAGACTTAAAGTTCTTGTCGTTCATTGTTTTGAACTCCAAGGTATGTGGCTCTTCACTCTCCGCAAATCCCTGACCAACGCCGTCGAGGCTCAATGCAAAGTGGCCTCCGCATCCCTCGAACCTAATCTGCTTACCAGTATCTGGGTCACGCTCCCAGACAGTAACGCCAACGGCACGCAGGTTTGCCACAATGCGATCCTCTTCGCGGTCACCTGTCTCAAACAAGCGCAACATACGGCCATCAAAGCTGGGCCTCCAAGCGTGTCTGAATTGATACCACAGCGCGCGGCTGCACTCGTTCCCAATTTGTGATCCACCAAGGTGTGGCCGATGCTCGTTTTTACGCTGCACTTTATAGTGCTGGTAAATAGCCTTAATAGTTTCAGGGTCAGAGTATATGTCAAGTTTCACGCGCTTCTCCTTCTATTCATAAAATGGGGCAGACTTGCCACCCCATCCTTCAATAGAACTCTACTTCTTTGCCCAAGGTGGTGAGGCAGATCCTGTAGATGCCGTGGCAGCTACATCCGCAGGAGCTGGAGCCGTAGTCGCCCCACCGACTGCGTCATAGCCCTTGATGTCATTAGACGCTCCGTATTCGCCATCCGCTGGCTTCACAGCCAACTTTACCATCAGGGGCTTGTCACGCAGCTCAACGCTGTCCTGTGGATTGTTAACATCGATAGCACGGCAAATACTGGAAAGGCTGCTCTGTGCAATCTGTACCGCAACGCTGTTCGGGTTATCTAAGTTTAGTCTGTCAAACACCTTGCGACCCGCGTGTTGGCCTTCGATCACTTCAATAGTTAGCTGAAGGTATGATCCCGTCATCTTCTTCGTTGGCTTTTTTTCAGTGTCAGTGATGACGCACTTATACCAATTCGCTGGCAGCGGTTCGTATGATGTTGCTGGTTCAAAATCCAGCGCGTTGAATCCATTTAAGTCCATTTTAGTTTTCCTTTTGGTTTGGTAAAAATTGGTTGAAAGGGTTCCCACCATCGAACGTAAATGGAAGGGGAGAATCTATATTAAAGCGATTTTTAGTAACTGATGATGCCTGCGGAAAGCACAGGATCTCACGCTCACCTGTGGAGATGGCACGTTTCTTATCGCCATCGCCGCGCGTAAATGTCTTCAGTCGGATTAGACCAACTAGATCGACGTTGTCAGTCCAATGTCCTTGAGACTTTTTATGGAGCTTCAAGACGTATCGATTGTAAGGATCCATATCAGGAAGGGTCAATGTCTCGACATCTGCGTGAGCTAAGAATACCACGTTCATACCGCTTTCATAAGCCAAACTCCCCGCATATTCCCGCACCTGCCGATGAATCTCTGAGGCAGCACCGTACCCCGCCCCGAATCCTCCAGCCGCTTGATTTATGCTCTTGGCTTTAGGATCGGCTGCAACTATCTCGCTTTCGATCAAGGTTGCCAACTGAGTTATGCTGTCAATAACCAGCGTCTTAAACTCATGCTTCTCTGTTCCAAGAGTTTCAATAGCGTCCAATACTTCCTGACTGGATGTCGCCAGTGGGAACAGGCTGACATTATCATTACCTGTCAGTGACGCTGTGCCATCCTCAGTTCTGATGAACACAACTGGCCCCGGCATCATTGCTGCCAGCGTGGTTTTGCCCATCCCGCCCTCGCCGAAGAGGGTCATTATGACCGGACGTTGTCCTGTCGGCTTCGACAGTGATTTTAAATTAATAGCCATTATTTTTTATCCTTTCTAGGCCGTCCACGGCCACTTTTCTTTGGCGCTTCAGCCCTAATCAAAATATCGATATAGGCTTCACCCATAATTTTCATGAGGCTGTCGTGCATCATTTCCAAACTATCTTGCACATCAACCTCACCA